ACCACTGTGCTGCACATTCACAGTTATCTGAGAGCAATAGAAATATGCATTGAGTTCTTTCTCAACTACTTTCAAGATCTTGAAGAAGTCCTCACACTCAGGTTTCAATGTAGTAATAGTATTAATATCTTCACGATTGAATAGTATTTGACCCATCAATCTGTGTGTACCCTCTGTGCCATAAGGATATGTTTTCCTGTTAGCAATATTATTTGTACACAGGGGAATATCTCTCACCAGTGCATCTATTTGATGTAGATATACTGGATCAAATAATCCATCAAGAACTGTACAAATCATTTTGGTTCAACATTAATATTATATGATAATGAGATTCGATCATCAGTTGATCTATTCTCCTCAACATAATGAACAAGATGTGTTGGGAAGAAATATCCTACACCAGCAGCAGGAACAATTTTCTGTTCCAATTTAACGGCAGCAAACATTGCTGTCATTCTTGCAGTATTTGAACACTGGTGTGGGTTCAAGATTCCTAGTATACCACAATCTTCAGGTGCTTGCAAATAATATACACCAGTAAAATCTCCCTGATGTACATGAGGAACATGTCCTGCTCCAGGTGGATTGATATTACAGAACAGATTGCCAAGATAGAATCTAGTTTCTACCAGTGGTAACATCTCATTGATAATAAATTTCTCAAACTCAACAGCAATCAGATCTGTCAGTGGTTTGAGTTGTGGAAATACTTCTAGATGATTCTTTTGCCACCCGTTTCTATTGGACCTGACATCAGAATCAGATTGTACTTTCTTATATTCGTATAAAAATTCAACTACTTGTTTGTTCAGTTCATCACAATCAAGTTTGTACTCATGAATAATATTGCCAAGAATCATACTACAGTTTCAAAATCACTTACATCGAATGTGTACAGTTTCTTATCAATCAGTTCTCCACCTCTATACTTAAACTTGATAGAGAATTGCTGCCATGATGGACTATTTGTTTTGCAGTATGCAACCTCAGCATCTGTTAGCAACTCTGCCTCAACCATTCTTTCAAAATAGAGATTTTTTCTATTGAGATAAGTATCATGATTGCCACCACTGATGTAGAAATCTTTCTGGAAAAAAGCACTGACAAATTCTACAGACAGTGTATCATCTTCTGGATCAACTTGCAAGCGAATTGGTGAACTGAAAGATGTGGCAGCACTAGTAGATGTCTTAAATTCTTCAAAACTGAGATCTACAAACTTCTGCATGTTCTCATAGTTTGGTAGATTCAAGAGTGACAGAACATGTGAGTTAGGTCTAAAAACAAAGATGTACTTCTGCAACTCACCATCAGGAGAAATGGACACTCCCTCTAGACCAATGTCAAGTTTTTCTTGTCTGAGAACTGACATTAGTTCTGGTTCTTGCTTACCAAACATGCCAAATAATGCATCACGATCAACAATACTGTAATCTACTGTGCTGTATGCGTGAAATGCAAGATCTTCTGCAAATGTATTATCTGTGGTGGTGAACCACACACCAGAATCATTCTTCTTTAGAATCGCAGTTGAATTAAATCCTGGTCTAACTGTTGTGTCTACAATAAAATCCCAAAACTCTTGTAATTTGAGACGAGCAGGTTCGGCAATCAGATCATACTTTACATATGCCTGAGGAACATATCTGTGGTAGTTTAAAAAGGTTTCTGTGCTAACACTGTGCTCCTGAGCACCCATATAATGTTCTGTTACTGCCATGATTATCTGTTATGGTACTCGATTCTTCCTTCGTTATCATATACTTCGACCCTAATGTAAAAATCAGGATCTCCATCAGAGTTGCGTGGAAAATTATCAACAGCGTATGCTCTAGCATCATCTAGAGTATCAAATGAGATGAAAATATATTCATTATTCAAGAGTCCTTGCATCACATCAGAAGACAATAGCATTCTGTATGTGCCATAAACTTCATCTCTCTTCGCTTCGTCCGTGATTGCTCGTGGACCGATATTACGAACGAAAACAGTAGGTCTTCTCCTCCATTGGATTGCCTGCTCAATGATTTCTTGAAATTCGTATACCTGATAGTTCATTTTACTTTAATGAAGAGCTTCCATGCGATTGTTATTCTTAGTCCAGCAAATGTTCTTGAAGTTTCTTCTGCCCAATGTGGTATTGCACCAGGAAATATAATTGCTTTATTTGGTTCAGGAACAACATAACGATATTCATTCCCAAGTTTAAAAGCAGTCTTGCCATTCCACTCAGGATTCCAAGTTTCAACTGGATAATATAGCAGAGTTCTACAACTCTCATCAAAACCATCTTGATGAATACTGCCTCTCATACCATAGGTTTGACCATTTGCGTAAACACGCTCAAGGTCATATTCAACGCCAGTATTTTCTTCAATCTTATTTAGGAGATAGTCTGTAAAGAACTTATCATCATTCAATGGCATCTGCCAGAATGGCGGAATACCTTTGTTCTTTGTTGGGTGACTATGATGACCCCAAAACCAAGGTTTACTGCTAATAGATCTAGTAATAGATAAAAAGTCAGTAGCATCAAAAAAATTAGGATACTCTACGATATCAGAAAGTTGCATGTTCTCTAATCAAATTTTGACGAATAGTTTCAAATCTCCACTTTAATGGATGATCATGCTCTAGTTCAGAAAGAACACGAGAGAAATCAGTAATTATATCACGAACTTTGCCATTATCAATCATGGAGCAGAACCACCATGTGATTACATTCCTCTCGCCCTTTGTAACTGGTTTAACTCTATGCTTCAAACCAGTATGATAAATTACTCCCCTACCTGCCTCAAGTTTATACTCTCTAACAGAATCTCCAACCTTAATTTCTAGTTCACCACCCTCATATTCATCGGGTTCACTAAGAAACACCGTGATACTATAATCTGTTTTGATACCATCCATGATCCACATGTCATTATGCCAATCATAATGCATACCTTCCTTATATCTAAGAAAGTTTGGATGTGTATGTCCACGAGGCATGAAGTAGTAATTAAATCCCTGATTCTCAGAGATATATTTGTTCATCAAAGAAACCATTGTTGGATAATGAACTTCATCCAACAATTGCTCATTATACTTTAATTCTCTTTTTGCAGATCCAGACCAAGATCCATCAGTAAACTCACAAAACTTATAGAAATCTAATATATTTTTCACAACCCCCTTGGGGAGCATATTATATTCATAAATCATAAATCACTCTTCAGCAACAAACTTCTCGTAGTTTAGTCCCTCGTATACTGTTTCTAGACGCAGTTGTTTTGCTAAGTCTAGCACCTTTTTCTCAATAGGTCTAGTATTAGCATCATATGTCTCCAAGAACTGAATCAAGTTCAATTGTGTCTTACCAACAAAATCTTTCGACACTTGGAAATCATACTTCTTGAACTGATCATCTGTCGATAGATATTCGACATCACGATTAGGATACATTTCTAGATAAACTCTAGGATCAATAGGATACTTGAGTGTTTGTACAAACTTAAACATCTCAAAGTTATCTGCAAATTCTTCTCTTGGATTCTCTGGCAACAGTGTTCTTAGTTTCTGTCTCCATGTGATCCATAAATCTCTTTCACCATCAAACTTTTGTGGTGCATCTGGCAATACCCTAAAATCAGAATATAGTAGAAGTTTTTGGATTTCATCCATCTTCTTATACCACTTGCTATCATAATAATAGTCAAGTGCCTCAAGATTTAACTTTCTTACTTCTTCTAGTAACTCTCTTTCTTTTACTTCTTTCTGGATAATCGCAACTGTACGAATTGTCTCATAGATTGCTTTCACATCAGAGACATTTCCTTTCTTGTAAGTATACTCTACCCACCTTGTTGAATTTGTATCAAACTCATATCTAATTTTCTTTCTGAAGCAAAGATATGTGTCATCACTATAAAGGACTAACATTTTAATTTCATCCTTGCCAGGATCATGCCACTCGGCAGAAATGGCGGGAAGAACAATATCTGTCCATGCTTTTTCATCGACAAATGTAGTTCTTCCTCCCTCAGCAACATTACCGAGAGTGACTGCCTTTTCGGCAAAATTCAACTCCATGACAGACTCTCTGGGTCTAATGGTGTTTGACCAAAATTCCCTAATCTCGTCGTCCGTTGGTTTTTGATAGAAGTATTCTGCCATTTTAATTTGGAACCTTAATGTACCATCCTGTCAAAATGTATTTATCTTGAGTGAACACCGTGTTGCCTTTATGTACATGTGTCATACCTGCTGGCCAAACAACTACTGTTCCTGCAGTTGGTTTAATTCTTCTACGCTGATACAAAAATTCGGTTTCTGCTTCTCCGTCTGGCATATCGTTGAGATAAATGATCCACACCAATTCTCTAGCATGGTGCCCAAATCCCGCACTTTCATAATGCCAAACATGATAACCACCGCCAGGTTTTGTTTTCTGCATCTTTGAATCTTCAGATACATACTTACCATGTTTCAACTGATCATATTTTTTCACATAGTGTTGAACACACGCGGTAAGATATTGATTCACCTCGTAGTTTAGATTAGGATCAGAATAATTTAGCAGGATTGATTCATCTTTTCTGCCTAGTGAACCATTTGGAAATTGATTTGTACCATCAGCAATTGACCCATCAACAACATCATCAAAACTTTGAGCAACGGAAGCATTACTAGCAACATTTTCAAAGTGTTTGATAAGCGCCTCGCACCTAGTTTTAGGCACAAAATTTTCCCAAACTCCAATAAAGTCCGTAAAATCGGACTGTGTAATATTTGGATCGTCCATCAATTCTAGTGGACGAATCGGTTGTGCTCCCATAATCTACCTCAGTATGCTTTAATAATATACTTGACTCGATGGTATTTAGTCAACAGTGGAACAGTTGTTTCTGGCACAAGAGATGGTGTAGGCACAACTGTCTTTGATAAGTTTAACTCAAATGTTGGTTCATTTGCAGAAATAGCAAGGTCAGTTTGAGAGAAGTTAATAGTAGTAGTATTATTGGTAGCCATGCCGCCTGCAGCAGTACCACCACCATTCACATTTCCATATCCATAAACATTTTCTGAATCACCAAAGTCTGTTTGCTGCAGATAATGAGTATGTGTGACCAGTGTCCCTGGGTTATAAACAATCATATTACCCTGAACTTCGTTTACACCAATACCAGCAGACGCATTACCACCACTAGGAAGACCAGGAATATTGTTTTGAGTAGCACCTGCCCAATAGTTATTGAAAGTAAAGTTAAGTTCACCACCAGGAGACACTACAGTATTATAACCGATACTTGAATATGTTGATGAACCAATCTCACCTGTACCGATTTGATAGAATGCTGGTGTTCCCCACGCAACATAACCAACACCAATCTGATCTACTGTTGCAGTAACAATATCATGAGTATGCTGCGCTGGAATAGTT